TGCTAGACCAGCAAGCGCCTCAAACCTACGTGCAGCAGACTGATCTACTCCCGTGGGTCTGAACTCTCCGTAATATCCAATAGGCTTCTGGGCCATGTTACTCTCCGCCAGGCGCTAACTGGGCAATTTGTGCTGTACCGCTTAACAACGTAGACGCAGACTGTAATTTTCCAGTTTGACGTGCAGATGAAGCTTGTCTACGCAATTGCGCTTGTCTTAATTTTTCAGATAATCCGATAGTAGACTCACTTAAACCGGCCTTCTTCGCACTAGCTAATGCAATACTAGCTGGCGTACCTTCTCCAGCAATACCAGACATAGCTTGACCTAGCACGTTTGTAGCAAGTGCCCTGTTTAGTTGTTCACGACGTTGCAATTCACGGCTTTGAGCAGCTAGGCGTTCTTCTTCAGCCTGTCGTTTAAGCTCAATTTCCTGAGTTTTTCCAGCAAGATATTGACCTCTAGCACTAAGTGCAGTTGTTCCGGCTATCGCTGTTCCACCAACAAGCGCTCCGGTGCTAACTCCTAGAGCTGATGCCGCTGCTGCGGTGCCAGTTCCTACGGCTGTTGCAGCTGATGCAATTGCTGTGATTATCCAAGCCATTATAGAGCCTCCGGTTCTAATATTTGTTCTGCTATCTTATCCACATCTGTTTCCTCGGTAACGTGGAATGTAGTCCACACCGTATCAGTAATTGCATATATTACTCGCTTCATGCCTGGTTGAGTCTGACCCATGTATGGAGCCTTAATTTCTTCTCGTCCTTCGTGCGTTACCGCTACACATTCGCCCTGAGACACCGTAAATAGGTGGTTGGTCTTGTGCAATGCGCCTACCAAACATACCCCAGCAGGGATGAATAACTCACGAGCATAGATCCCATCAGCAAAATGGTGCCTAGTCTCGGTCTCAGCCTGTGGCATGGACAGCATAACGTCCTGTGCCCTGTAGATATTGCTCTGTAACGCTACGTTCACGATGATTCAACCTCGTATTCAATCATCTGTATGTGTACTGGAGTAGGATCTGGTGCCGTTATCGATGGCATTGCATCCCTAGTCCAGCCTATTGTATTTAATACATCTTCTATTATGCCAGTTTTTGCATTAGGAGAAGTATTTAACGGTGATACTGACGAATAACCAAACTCTCTGATAGGCACTGGCTGACCATCTACATAGTAACCATAGGATTGGTAGACTCTGATGTTCATACGAACGATACGCTTGATACGCATCTGGTTTTCACCACTGCCTATATTCGTATTCAGAGGCATACCGACCACTTCTACAGGGAAGTTTAGCCCTACCGCTACGTTGGTATAGCCTACTTCTTCAGCAGATAATGTAATTTGCCCAGCATTGACAGTTCGTTCTGGCAATACAATGCCATCGGCTACTACCTGAACAGTCAAGCCATTTAGATGAAACAGCCCAGATATCGTTGTATCTGTTGGGCCAGGATTGAATATAATCGAATCATCCATCAAGTAATCAAATGACCATCTTTCAATGTGGTATTCAGTAGTACTGTGAGCGTCTACTTTGCGCTTAACGATCATATACAACTGATCGTCTACTACTGACGCATTAGTCACTATGCCAGCTTCAGAAATAGCAGTAGGATACGTTGTAGACGCAGCTTCCCATTGCGTAAACCCGTTAATGTCTTGGTCTCTCAACGTGTTTAAGACTGTAACCGTACCGTCAGTATTCGTGATGAATAACCAATTAGCATCTTCGCTAGTCGTACCAGACAACATAGCCATATCTGTAGGCTGTTTAATCAAGTGTGACGAAAGTACAGACCTATCATGCGTTACATAGGCATCTTCATTGAACGAATAGACAAAATCATAAATAGCCTTTCCGTTTCTATCCACGAATATGGTAGATCCATCTACATCTACGACTTCTATATACGATGAGCCATGATTAGTTTGTGGTGTAATCCCAACAGAACTAGGCGTGACAGGTTTACTAGTAACAGAAAACTCTGCCCCAGACGTGAATACTTGTAGGTTTCGGCCTGGATAAACATCAATAATCTCGTTTAGCTTGCGAGATGATATGGTGGCGAAAATACCCTCGTCATCATCTCCAGCGTCAATTTCGAAGTCGAAAAACGATCCTGATTTAGAGAAAAAGATAGATGCAGTCTTAGACTTAGTGCCACCTAATACTAATCGGCCTTCAAAAAAACATGCAGTCTTTGGATAACCACGAGTAGCAGACCATACGGGTTCTTTTCTAGGAGATCCAGTTTGCGTTTTAGTAAATACAAGCGTGTTATCTCCAGCGCCAGAAGTAGGAAATCCTGAAAATAACTCGAAGTCTTTAGTAGATTCACCGCTAATAGTGATTGTGTACTGTCTTGTTCCTGTTCTAGCTACCGCAATACCTGTTTCTCCAAACGTAGGCATTTCTTGTAGATTTTTCTGAATATTAAATACGGTGGAATTTCTCTCATCAACCGTGTTATCTCCAGCAAACGTAATGTTTTTAGACAAAACACTTTCTACGTCTATTTGAAATTGATCTCCAACTTCCCAATTATGCCCAGACCCATGCGTGAGTGTTAATACCTGAATCTCATCGACAGGTGTAGGGCTTAAAGTATCGTCAAAGTCATAGGTAGGCACATTGGTAAATGGCACTTCATCTAAGAACCAATCTGTATCTGTTCCTAAATTAATTAATCGCTGTGGCGGCACATCCTCATGAAACAACAGCATGACACTTTCAGTCTGCGTGTCCCTTACCGTTGGGACTTGGCTAGAAGTAAAAGGCATTTTAACAGACGCTACATAAGTGCCTGGATTCTTGTATATGTTGATGTTTCCGTCAGTTAAAACTAGAAGATAGTTTCTATTTGTTTCAACACTAAAATCTATTAGCTTAGCTTCTGATGGATCAACAATACCGCCAGCTCTCATGACCGGAGCAAACCCTGCTAATGTAACAGTAGCCGAACCTAAATCTGTAGCCCCAATACGAGCTAATCGCCAGTACCTTGTAGACAATCCTAAGTCTGGAAGATAAAACCTGAAGTCTTGTGGGTTTGTTCCTATTAATGGGACATTTGCAGCGTCCGTCCAAGTAACTCCGTCTTGTGACTTTTGAACTTTAAACTCAGAAGAAGTCCCAGTAGATAAACTAATGCGCCGTATATCGATAAACACTATAGTTTGTGCTGATACAAAGTCTAACTGAGCAACCACATACGGATTTATTACTCCAATAGGAGTCGTTGTTGACGTAGTAGTAGCGTCATTTTTATCTTGTATTATTGACGGAGTGCCGCCATTAGGCATGGTCATATTGCCAAGGCCACTAACCACTATTTTTTCTGGTGCTACACCAATATGCTGAGTGCCAGGCCTTCTTTTAACGCCGCCTTGTGGTACTAAGACTACGTTCTTTGCAGTCTGCAAACCTTGGTAATACTGATTGATGTCAGTACGACCACGCAGTAACGGAGATAACTCTCCGCTAACAAAGTTATTTTGAAGGAATCGTGACTTAGCCACTAGTACCTCACATTAACGAATGGGTTACTCGTAATGGGAGTCGTTGGGTATTGTTGTGAATCCGTGTAGCGGGCCATCCTAGAAGCATTGACGTACTCAGCAGACATTTCTTGCCGTGAGGCAGAACTATCTCGGATGCTAGTAGCAAAGTCTTTAGCCAGCGCATACTCAATCATCTTGGAGAAATAAGAAGGCCAATTTGCTTCAGGAACATTATAAATATAGTCGCAATAAAGTGGGCCACTGTTATTGGTATACACTTTGTTGCCATAAATCTGGTAATTGACACTAGGGTACAACTTAATAAGAAACAAAATATCAGCAGGAAGCTGGTAGATTGATTGCCATTCTTGATCGACTGGTGTGTCGGTAGTCAATGCCAACTGAGCCTTAGCCCTAGCAAATCCCCACCGATGCTTAGTCAACTCATTCTGGACTATGCTGTCGTAGAGAGCATTAGCAACTTGTTGTGCTCGTGAGTTACCGATTAATGAGTTAATGGGTGTATCGCCTATTAAGACTAACGCAGCACTAACTAAATCAATTTTAGTTGCCATATTCCTACCTAAAAGAAATGGGGGGCCGAAACCCCCCGATAACTTATGAATCGCCTAATGCGGTTCCAGATGCACAGTCAATGCTGGTGCCACTGTTAGTTTTCACAAACGTGATTGTAACAGCAGCCGCATCGCTATCACTTACGATGATAACGTCATTAACTTGCAGCTCGTTGATTGCTGGAAGGAAGTAATCCGTACCAGTAACCGTAGCGATTGAATCGGTAGACGAATAAGCGAATACCTTTTGTGCATCACCACTCCCACCAATGCGGGACAGTTTCGTGTAATCGAAAGCCATTGTTAGTACTCCTTAAGCAGTCTTGTCGTATTGAACTTTAACCAGACCACCCTCGTCGCGAACGACAGAGCCAGCTTTCAGCATACCGTTGCTCAACCAAGAGGTTCGCTCAGGAATCCAGTTAATTTCAGTTTTCATGTCAATGCCGACAGCCAAGCCAACAGCAGGACGCTGGTAGAACCAAGAGTCAACAATGTTAGCTGCCTCAGTCAAGCCGCCTTCAGTACGAGTTTCGATAATGATGAATTGGAACCCTACGAGAGTGTTCACTTCACCAGAAACAAGTGCCTTGATAGCTTGATAGTCAGCAGACGTTGCCTTCTCATCGTTCAACAACCCACCCAAACCTTCTGCTTCAATAGCAGCAAACAGTTCAGTGTTAGGTACACCTTGGTCACGCAGTTCAACTTGAGCTTGGATTACCTTAGCCATGGTCAAGTTAGCCGCTCCAGCAGCAACCGTAGTGGTCAGCGGAGTAGAAGCGTCCATAGCGTCGATAACCAACTGATCGCAACGACGACCCAAAGCACCAGCAATAGTCATTGCCAATTCTTGCTTCTCATCGAAGTTAACTTCAGCTTGGTCAAAGATGTCAGTGTACTCAGGAGCGTTCCAGTTGGCCAAAGTAGCCGTCTTGAACTCATGAGACACATCCATTGGAGTGACCAGATCAGAGGTTGATTTTTGGTTTGCAAGGCCTTTGCCCATGCGACGGAATTTGTAGGTATCACCTACAACATTGTTTCGGACAGTGACAGAATTTTTCAGCAAGCCCATACCTTGGTAGGCATGTTTTACCATGCTGTCAAACTCTGTTACTGCTACAGCAGATAAAGTTTTTGACATTAGTCTAATCCTCAAATTGTCAAATAATTCAACGCGAATGTTTCATGTGAAACACTTGCATGTTATGAGGTTTT